AAAGCTTTAATTCCGAACGCGCCTAGGGTTCGCGGCCCGAAAATGTAGACACACTGGCTACACTGGCGCACCTCTAAAAATAAACCAGTGCCTTAACAGTGAAGGATAAAAAATGATCGACACTTCCATAATTTTTAATGTAGTTCATGTTATTCGCGGCCTTGAGTTAACCGTTGGCGATTCTGCGTGCGTAGTTTTTGATGATAAAAATGGCGAGGCTTTGCGCTATCATGAAGTTGCCCCCCTTTTAAATCGTTGCGTGTTCCCAATATTTCGCATGCTGAACGGTCAGGAATATACATGCAAACCATACGATAATGAGTCGCCCTGGTGGTATGACGCAATCATCGAGAGGGTTGCGTAATGATCGACACATACCAAGATTACCTTGAGGCAGGCTTCAAAATTTTCGGCCTGCACACAGTACGCAATGGCATTTGCACCTGCGGAAACCCAGATTGCAAAGCACTCTTTAAGCACCCCAAAGTTCGCCGCTGGCAGTTAACCCCGGACTGGTCGCAAGAGCAGCTTGATTGCATGGTGATGAAAGGCGACTTTGATACCGGTTTTGGTGTTTTGCTCGATAAGTGGCTAGTGATCGATATTGATCCCCGCAACGGGGGTGCGGATAGCTACGAAAAGCTATGCGCCGATACCGGGCTAGACTTCAAAGCAGAATCGAACTTCGTGGTCCATACCGGCGGCGGCGGCTGGCATATCTATTACACAAGGCCAAACGGTGATGCGTTAGTTTCAAAGCTCAATGATTACCCTGGCATTGATTTTAAAAGCTCTGGATTCGTTGTAGGGGCGGATTCCCACCATGAAAGCGGCAACACATACGAAATTGAGAAAGGCCACCCCGTAGACGTTGCAGCACCCCCACAGGCTTTGATTGACCTACTCAAAAAGGCCGAAAGCCATCGCGCCACCGTGAACGGTTCCCCGGTTGACGTTTCCGACTCTGACATTGCAGAAATGCTAGGCCATTTAGATCCTGATTGTGACTATGACCAATGGATCAAGATAGGCATGTCGATACATCATGCCACTGGGGGCGCTGGGTTTGAGCAATGGTGCGACTGGAGCGCTAACGGCTCAAAGTTCCCTGGCAGCGACAAGCTAGAACGCCACTGGCATTCCTTCGGTAAAAGCGCGAACCCGGCAACGCTCGGCACGCTGGTCTATTACGCTGAAAAAAACGGCTATAGTCTGCCGGTCACGTTTGAGGCTGATATACACGTCAATGAGTCGCAAGACATCGACATTAAAGATATTGATTTGCTTCGCCCGCCTGGGTTCGTCGGGCAGCTTACAGCATGGATTAACAACCAATGCCTATTCCCGCGCGAGCATGTAGCGGTTGCAGGTGCGTTGCTGGCGGTGGGCGCTATAGGCGGGTTGAAATACACGGACCAAGAGCGCAAAGGCGCACGCCCTAACTTGATGCTGTTTTGTAGCGCTGGCAGCTCAACAGGCAAAGAGGCGATAGAAGAAGCGGTTAACGCCATCTTAGTGAATGCCGGTATGGGCGTGTCCGTTTACGGGTCTATAAAATCTGAGCAAGAAATGATACGCAACTTTATCAGCAATCCAACGGCCATATATTTAATTGATGAAATCGGGCTATTCTTGAATAAGATCAGCAACGCCAAGGGGACGCCATACCTTGAAGGCATCATTGGAACCATGTTGAGCGCGTTCACAAAAACAAATGGCACGCTAAAACCAAGCGGCGATGTAAAGAAGCAAGCCAAAAAAGAAGCGCAAACAGAATTAGCAGCACTTGAAAAGCTGAAAGACGAAAACGAAAAAATCAATGAAGAACGTTATAGCGAGCTGCAACAATTAGTTGCTGAACTAGACGAAGGCATTAAACGCCCGTTTTTGTCGCTCATGGGTTTCACGACGCCACAAACGTTCAACAGCATAGTGAATAGCGATATGGTTTCTAATGGCTTTATAGGCCGGTCCATCATCGTGCAAGAAAAAGAGACTAACCCCAGGATCAAAAAAGACTATAGCCCGCAAGATATGACACTGCCAATGCAGATGACGTTAAAAAATATTGCAGATGGAAGTCGGCGCGGTTGCGAACATGTAGTGATACCTAGCACTGATACCGCAAAAGAAGCGCTACTGCAAATATCCGATGAATTGCATGATCTGGCAGAGTTTCATAAGGTTCACGGGCTAGAGTCATTGATCCGGCGCGGCTATGAAATGATTCTAAAGATATCGCTTATCCTGGCGATTCCCGAAGGCTTGCGAACCCGTGAACATGTGTTATGGGCGTATGCTTATGTGAAGCGTGACCAGGATGGGAAGATTAATCTAGCGCTAAGCAACGCTGAGACACACAAAAACGAAGAAGGCGAAAAGCTGCTTCGTAAAATTATCGCGTTGCTCGATCACGAAGTTGGATTGAAAACGGGCACCATTAGAAACAACCTTCGCAAGTATGCCAAGGAAGATGTCGATAAGGGTTTGCAGCACTTAGCAGGCAAAGGCATTGTTTACAGTGAGCACGTAAAACCTAAGCGCGGCAAACCGCATGACGTTTGGTTTCTATCTACGTCATAAGATAGTCGCTTAACCGCTCAACAGTGGAAAGGCTAGGGTTATGCCCTGGCTTTTTCATTATGCGCCATAAAGTCTGATAATTGATGCCTGTGCGCTCGGCTATTACCCTTAAATTCCTGTCAGATAATTTTTGTCTGATTTCTGCTAGCGTTAACATTCTTTTGCTCTCCTGTTTATTTTTTTAAACTTTATTGTTGACAATACTAACACGCCTTCGCTATATTTCAAACCGCAGAGAAGATGAAAGCAAAGGAGAAAAAACCAAATGTCATTATTAACTGCAATATCAAAGCCCGCTGACCGGGCACCCATTGTCACTATTTGCGGTGATAGCGGAACGGGTAAAACTACCCTGGCCGCAACGTTTCCCAAACCGATAGTTATTCGTGCGGAGGATGGACTACAGGCAATTCCAATGGATATGCGCCCCGATGCTTTCCCGGTGGTGCGAACTGTTGACAACTTATGGGAACAGTTAGCCAGCTTGATTCAAGAAAAGCACGATTACAAAACCGTGATCATTGACTCAGTAACCGCGCTTGAGCGGTTATTCATTCAGCATGTTATAGATAGCGATCCCAAGATGCCAAAAAGCATTAACCAAGCTATGGGCGGTTATGGCGCTGGATTGTCAGCAGTGGCCACATTACACCAGCGAGTGAGGAAAGCTTGTGGCGCTCTCAACGATAAAGGGCTTGCAATTGTATTCGTGGCGCACGCCGACACTGAAACCATAGAGCTACCAGATAGCGATCCCTATAGCCGCTATAGCTTGCGACTTGGCAAAAAGAGCGTAGCGCCTTATGTTGATGACTCCGATGTCGTAGGCTTTCTAAAGCTGGAAACGTTCACAAAAGGCGATGGCGAACGCAAAAAGGCCATATCAACAGGCGGGCGTGTTTTGGTAACGTATGCAACGGCAGCGAATGTTAGCAAGAACCGCTACGGCATCACCGAGGATCTACCTGTAGAACTTAACAAAAATCCACTTAATAAATATTTCAACCGAGGTAAAAAATAATGTCATTTTGGAATCTATCAGATAACTCAACAGTTAACCCACAAGACGCTGGCACGTTTGAGATTGGCGGCGGCGAACCCATACCAGCTAATACTCAGCTCAAAGCATGCATTGATGATGCGGCATGGGATGAATATGAAGGCGAGGAGTTTATCAAGTTAACGTGGTCAGTGCTTGAAGGCGAGCACGAAAATAGAAAGGTATTCCAGAAAATCCGCGTGCGTGATCTGGACGCTAAGAAGCGCGACAAGGCCGTTAAAATGCTAATGGCTATCGATGCTAATGCAGGCGGCCGACTCATGAAATCAGGCGCAGAGCCAGATGATAACGCGTTGCAGGTGTGCTTAGTGAATAAGCCAATGGTGATTAAAGTGGCTGTTTGGGAAAACGACAGCGGCACAGGCAACTGGGTTCAAAAAGTAGCGCCTATTCACAGCTTTGAAGAATCCAGCAACTTAGACGAAGAGATACCCTTCTAATGACTTTATCTGCCTTAAGAAAAGGGCGCGTTACAGGATCACAAGCGGGGGCTATTCTTGGCCTCTGCCCCTGGCGCACCCGTGAAAGAGTAATACAAGACTGGCTTTACGGTTCCACATTTGAAGGCAATGCCGCCACTGATTACGGCAAGTTCCACGAAGAGCACGCTTTTGCCGATCTTCAATTAATGTACCCGGACGCCCGTTTGAGCAATGATGAATTTGTAATTGCTGAGCATGACGAATTCATAGGTTGCACGCCGGATGGTTACATTGATTCAGACAACGCGGTTATTGAGATTAAATGCCCATTTGGTCTGAAAGACGATGAAGAGCCAGAATTTAAAACCATTGAAGAAATGCCGCACTATTACGCGCAATGTCAAATTGAGATGTATTGTACCGGGCGGGATAAATGTTATTTCTACCAATGGAATCGGTTTAGTTCTAGTTTGAAGGTGGTGAATTTAGATAACAAATGGCTAAACGAAAACCTGCCAAAACTTGCCGCGTTCATTACTGAAGTGGAACAACGCCGCGAAAGTATGGGTGATGATGACCAGCTTGCCCAGGAATATATCGAGCTTAAAGCTGCGTTTGAATCTGCAAAAACAGCGTTAGACGCTAAAAAAGATGAACTGATTAAAAAAGCCAATGGCGTCAAGCGTAAGTTTGGCCCGTTAAGTGTTTACCCGGTTAACCGTAAAGGGTCCATAAGCTACAAAAGAATAGTAGAAGATCATTTGCCGGATTTAGACACTTCGCTTTATGTCGGTAAACCATCTTCAACCTGGATGATTAAATGATAACGGCCCTACGGGGCCATAAGGATCATTAATGGCTAAGAGCAAAAAACCAAGAAAGCAATCAACTCAATACAAGAAAGTGCAACGCATCTTAAAAGGTGCAATCATGAAGTGGACCGTGGAAGATCCACTAAGACATCAGACGCAAATAATTGATACAAGCATTAGCCACCGCAACCCGTACTATAAGTTAATGGCTTCACAGATAGCGCGAGATATTCAAGCAGCGATTGAAAAGTTTGCATTTAAATACAAGGTTGCAATCGAATGTGAATTCAAAGACGCAAGCGGGAAAAATTATTACCGTGGCGCGGATCTAGTGATATCTGGAATACTTCGTCATGCCGATGACCACTATCAAAACGCTATTGAAGAAATATTTGAAGTAGCGAATATGCAGCACTATGTAACAACACACGTGACCGCCGAAATCATCGGGGCGGGTGAAATTCAAGATAGGGACTTTGCAGCATGATAGCACGCGGGATAACAGGGCATAGAATCGGGGAATCACATCGCAAAGCAAAGCTGACTGATAGTCAGGTGCGCGAGATGCGACGGCAACGTGAAGAACTTGGTCGTTCTTACGGCTGGTTAGCTAAGCGTTTTGACTGCGGGGAATCAACCGTTAGAGATATTGTGAAATATAAAACAAGATACAACGCATGAGTTTGAAAAATGACAACATATAACGAGTTTTTAACAACGAAAGAGTTTAAGCCCGTCACAAGCGGCTTTGATCCTGACTTGTCAGGTTACACGCTAAAAGATTTCCAGTGTGACATTGTTCGTTGGGCGTGCAATCGAGGTAAGGCGGCTATATTTGCTGATACCGGCTTAGGTAAAACTTACATGCAATTATCATGGGCTGAGCAGGTGACACTAAAAACACAAAAGCCGGTATTGGTGTTAGCGCCTTTGGCGGTTTCTGAGCAAACAATTAAAGAAGGCGACAATTTTAATATCAAAGTTGAAAAACTAAAAAGCGATGTGTTTGGCCCTGGCATTTATATCATTAATTACGAGCAATTAAAAAATATAGACTGCTCGCAATTTGTCGGCGTTGTGTTGGATGAATCCAGCATATTAAAAGGGCTCGATGGTAAGATGCGCCGCATGATTACCGACTCATTTAAAAATACTCCGTACCGCCTAAGCTGTACCGCTACACCATCGCCTAATGATTTGATGGAGTTCGGAACGCAGGCTGAATTTTTAGGCATTATGACGCATGAAGAAATGCTGGCAATGTTTTTTATACATGATGGTGGCGACACCTCCAAATGGCGTTTAAAAGGTCATGGGCGTGATAAGTTTTATGAATGGCTTGCAACATGGTCCGTTGTAATTCGCAACCCTAGCGACTATGGCTACGACTCTACCGGCTATGACTTGCCGCCTGTTGTAATTCATGAACACATCATAGAATCTGGTTTGACCGATGGGCTGTTACCATGGATCGCCCAATCATTAACCGAACGCAACCAAGCGCGAAGGCATACAATAGAAGCACGATGCAAAAAGGCCGCTGACATCGCTAACGCCATCGATGGCCAATGTTTGATATGGTGCCACCTGAACGATGAAAGCGCGATGTTAAAAGAGCTGGTCAATGATTCGGTTGAAGTGATGGGGTCACAAAAACCCGAACATAAAACCGCTGCGCTGCTAGGCTTTTCAGATGGTAGCGTTAAAAAGCTAATTACAAAACCAAAGATTGCAGGATTTGGCATGAACTGGCAGAAATGCCAACATATGATTTTTACCGGATTATCTGATTCGTTCGAGCAATATTATCAGGCCGTTAGGCGTTGTTGGCGCTTCGGTCAAACGCAACACGTACACATTCATATTGTA